AGAACCGACTCATCACGTACGATTACACCTCCGACCTTTCCCGACGAACCGCGATCTCCCGGATCAACCTTCACCGCGCAGAATGGAACAAGCACAATGGCTGATGAGCACCAGATTCCTTGGACCCCCACACCCGAGGAGTTCGATGACACGTGGGAGGGGCAGGACGTCGAGAACATCCCCGACATTCTCTCCACCATGTTCGCCCAGCAGGCTCAGCACATGGCCGGCTACGCGGTCATCAACGAGGACGCACTGCCCTTCCACCTCCATGGCGATCTCGAGAACCGCAAGGTGCAGGCCGCCATCCGCGAGTTCGCGGGGTACACGATCGAGGAGCTGCTCGGCGAAGCCATCTCCGGTCACCTGAAGAACAAGCCATGGAAACAGTCCGATCGTCCCGTCGACCGCGACGCCTTCCTCGAAGAGATGGCCGATGCGTGGCACTTCTTCATCGAGCTGCACATCATCGCTGGCGTGACGCCCGTCGAGGTCTTCAAGCAGTACTTCAAGAAGACCCTCGAGAACAACGAGCGCAGGGCCTCGGGCTACTGATGAGGCACATCGAAGCCAAGACCATGCACGAGCTGCACGACGCGATCTGCAGCCGCCTCCTCTATGCCCACACCTACCACCTTGACGCGTACTCCTCGATGGAAGTGGAGCTCACACATGTCTACGCCGAATCACGAACCATGGACTGGGACTACGAGCTCCGACGACTCTGGGTCCCTGAGTCACGCTGGCGAACCATGGTCCGACAGTACCTGGACCCCGATGCGGTACGGGTATGGCTGGACACCTGCGCCAAGCGGTTCGGAGATGACAAGAAGCGTGGAGCCGCCATCCTTCGTACTAACCTCGTTGAAAAGAGGGTGGGTGGGAAAGGAACCGTTCGGAGTCTTGGAAGTTGCATGCTCACGCTGTCTTTCAGCCTACGTCCTGTACCGACCCTTACCCTCCACTCCCGGACCTGTTACATGGGATATCTCTCAGTGCTCGATATGTCAGTCGCCTACCACCTCGCGAGGCTTATCGGTGACCGTCTGGGGCTCGATCACGAGACCTTCCGATTCGTCTGGTTCCTCGAGTCAGCCCAGTTCCACGGCTTCCGGACCCTCGCATTCCCCCTCGGCGACGAAGACGAGTACGAACGGTTCCTGAACCGCCCGAGAGGGCCTGAGTACCCCGCCATGTACAACGCGCACAAGCACCATGCGAAGTTCGAACAGCAGGACGATGAGGGCGTGCTATACAGCGGGATGCCGTTCACGTCGTACCGGCGCGTGCGCAAGCGTTGGCACTCCGAGATGTTCGAGGACGCAGCCGAGCAGTTCTCGGATCCGACGACCGGCAAGTCCGACCATCGTGCATATAATCCCCTACCAGCACTGCACGTCCGTGATCTCAACTTCTCAGCGATTGGACTCGAATGATCAAGCAGTTCGAACTCCGGACCAACATGTCCGAGCTCAAGACCAGGCTCGCCCATCAGCTGCTCGAGACCGTGCCCGTCAATCGGGGCAAGTGGCAGGCGGAGGAGGTGACCGGGTCCAACTACTCGACCCACGAGCTGTCCAACGTCGTCATCCACGTCCCGGGCGTCAACTCCGTCGACCAGGCCCGCGCCATCCTCGAGCCCGATCTGCCGTGGGCTGACGATCACCACCACGAGCGCATCTCCGGTGTGGGGATGAATCCCGCTCCGTCGTACAAGGACTGGCCGTGGCACAGCGCGAAGGAGGCCGAGCGCCACGCCAAGGATGAGGGTCGGTTCGACCACACCTACCCGGAGCGGCTGTGGCCGAAGTGGGTGGAGGGAGACCCCGTCGCTCCCCCCCGCCGCGGCCTGCGCTTCGAGCTCGGGGAACTGGGCGACGTGACTGATCAGCTGCGCAAGGACCCGCGGACGCGTCAGGCCTTCCTCCCCATCTGGTTCCCCGAAGACACGGGAGCCGTTGACGGCCAACGTGTCCCGTGCTCCCTCGGGTACCACTTCATCCAGAACGGGCCACAGCTCGATGTGAACTACTTCCTGCGGTCGTGCGACCTGACGCGCCACTTCCACAATGACGTCTACTTCACCATGCGCCTGCTGCAGTACGTGCTGGACTCGATGCGCCTCGAGGACAACGGCAGCAGGACCGACTTCCGCACGCCGTACATCGGGGACATTACGATCTTCATCTCGAACCTCCACCTCTTCAAGGCTGACGTCTGGAGGTACGACCATGCGTGACATTCGCGAGCGAGACTCGATGCTGATGGACGTCGCCCGTCGGTTTGCCATGCGCAGCACATGTTCTCGGCTCAACGTCGGGGCTGTCGCATCGCGTGAGGGCCGCATCCTCAGCACAGGCTACAACGGTGCGCCCTCGGGCATGGAGCACTGCCACCACGAGGTAGTGGAGGGAATGTTCGATGAGGTCCATCCAGGGTGTAAGAACGCAGTGCACGCCGAGGCGAACGCCGTTGCCTTCGCAGCCAAGCACGGGGTCCCGCTGCTGGGTGCTGAGCTCCACACCACACACAGCCCCTGCATGACGTGCGCCTTCCTGCTCATCAACGCCGGGTTCTCGGCCGTCATCTATGAGAAGGCGTACCGCGACACCGAGCCGCTGTCCGTTCTCAAGCAAGCAGGAGTGGTGGTGCTACCTCTATGAAGCTCCTCGTTGTCACGAAGTTTGCCGCGAAGGGTAAGGCACGTCAGGCACTGGTTGATCAGCTCATGATGGCCGGGTTCAGCCCGAAGGACCTGACGTTTACGGGAGTGCTGCCCAGCGACTTCCCGTACGGCGCCAAGGTATCCCGCGATGACCTCAAGGAGGCACGTGGCCGGATGAAGGCCATCATGCGCCGATACGACGCGGTACTCGGGATGGGCAACGAGGCACTGACCGCGACGACAGGTCACTCGGGCATCATGAAGTGGAGGGGCAAGGTCGAGCACGTCGACGGTGTGGTGGCTATGAGCACCATCGCACCGGCGGCGGTCGCCCGTAATCCTTCGCAGGCCTTGAACTTTCAGGCCGACCTTGAGTTCCTCTACCGAGAGCTCACCGAGGGACACAGCAACAACCACGACCCGGAACCGTATGTGGTGGTGCACACGAGGGAGAAGCTGCGTCAGATGCTCGAGTGCATCAAGGATGCAGAGGCCATCGCCTTCGACCTCGAGACCAAGTCGTTCGATGAGCTCGAGCCTGACGCCTTCATCGTGTCGCTGGCGGTAACTACGTATCGCGTTGACGAACAGTCGTCAGCGGACGAACTAGACGCTCCTACAGCGTGCTTCGCCGTCCCGCTCATGCACTCGCACTCGCCATGGCGCTCGCAGTGGGAGAAGGTGCTGGCCAAGATCGTGGCGGCCATGCGTCAGGTACCGGTCCGCATCGCGCATAACGCCAAGTTCGACTGCAGGTGGCTCGTCGAGTTCTCGGACGGTGTTCCCTGCAACTTCGACACCATGCTCGCTGCGCACTTGCTCAACGAGAACCGGTCGAAGGGCCTGAAGCCGTTGGCGCGCATCCTGCTTGGTGCCCCCGAGTGGGATATCGAGATCAAGGGAGGTAAGAACGCACCGCCTTGGTACACGCAGCACAAGTTGTCAGAGATCTTGTGGTACAACGCCATTGACACCTGGCACACGATGCGTCTCTACCTTCTGTTCGCCGAAGAGTTCGAGAAGCAGCCTCGCCTCAAGAAGGTCTTCGATAAGGTGATGATGCCGGCCTCTCAGTCCCTCGTTCACATCGAGCGACGCGGGGTCTACGTCGACAAGGGGGCGCTCACGAAGGGCGCGGGTGAAGTGAAGACTGAGCTCGCTCGGATCGACGCCGAACTGATGGAATACCTTCCGCGAGAAGGACTCCCACACCAGGTGAACTTCAACCCGTCAACCTTCCTGAAGTGGTTCCTCTACGAGCACCTCGAGCTGCCCATCCTGCAGCGCACCGAGAGCGGCGAGCCGTCAACCGCGGAAGGCGTGCTGTCGCGCATGGCCGACGATCACCCGGCGATCCCGTTGCTGCTCGAGCGGGTGAAGTGGAACAAGTTCAACTCGTCCTTCTTCAACCCGTACGTAGAGCTGCTCACAGACGAGTCACGACTCCACACCACCTTCAAGCTTCACGGGACGGTGACGGGTCGACTCTCGTCTGGCAAGGGTGACGCCGACAAGCTGCCGGGCGCCAAGGCAGCGAAGATGCGCGGCGTGAACCTTCAGCAGGTGCCTCGAGATAAGTTGGTACGCACGCTCTTTGGTGCTGCACCGGGCTGGACGTTCATCGAAGCCGACTACTCACAGGTAGAGCTTCGGATCGCTGCGTTCATCGCGGGAGAGCAGAATATGCTCATGCTGTACGCTACAGGCCAGGACATCCACATGACCATGGCCATGCGTATGACCGGCAAGCCCGCGGCGCAGGTGACGGCTGAGGAGCGTAAGAAGGCCAAGGCCGTGAACTTCGGGTTCTTGTACGGCATGGGCTGGAAGACCTTCATCGAAACCGCTTGGAACACTTACGGAGTCGTCGTCAGTGAGGAGGAGGCGAAGGCCTTCCGTCGTGCGTTCTTCGAGGAGTTCCCCATGCTCCAGAAGTGGCACGGTCGGCAGCGACGTCTCGCTCATCAGTACAAGCGCGTAGAGACGCCTATGGGGCGCGTGAGGCACCTCCCCGATATCGACTCACCGGATCCCGGTGTGGTCGCTGAGGCGGAGCGCCAGAGCATCAACAGCCCTGTCCAGGGATTCGCCTCCGACATGTGCGTGCTCTCAATGGTGTTGCTGGACAGGAAGTTCCGCAAGCTGGGACTGAGGGCGGCACCGATCGGGACCGTTCACGACGCCATCAACTTCGAGATCCCGAACGAAGAGCTCGAGATCGTTATCCCGATCATCAAGGAGACGATGGAGAACCCGCCACTGGAACAGCTCTTCGGTATGTCCCTGACCGTGCCCATCGTTGCCGACGTCTGTGTGGGCAAGCGATGGGGTGCCAAGAACGAGGTGTCCCCCGAACTCATCAAGGACCCTGACGCATTACGATTGTGGCTCAAGGAGATTGGAGTGATGGACGAATGACGACGGAAGCGGAAGCTGGCTTGGTTGTCACGCACAGCCTTATCAAGTCGATGCGTCGATGCCCTCGCATCACGCTGTACAAGCACCACGACTTGCTGGCACCGCGTGAGATCAGCAAGCCCCTCAAGCGCGGCACGTGGATGCACGAGCTGCTGGAGGCGTACTACCTCGGCGAGGACTGGAAGGCGGTGCATCGGCACAACACCGAGAAGTTCTCCAAGCTGTTCGATGAGGAGAAGGACAAGCTCGGCGATCTCCCGAAAGAGATTGGGCGCCTGTTCCGTTCGTACCTCTGGCACTACAAGAACGATGCCGAGTGGAAGGTTCATGAGGTCGAGTTCAAGCTCGAGGCTGAGCTGCCAGGTGGCCAGATGTGGCAGGGCAAGTCGGACATGTTGATCGAGGATGACTCGGGCCTGTGGATCGTTGACCACAAGACTCACAAGGTCCTGCCGTCGCTGACGCAGCGTCTGCTCGATCAGCAGTCCATCCTCTACATCTGGGCTGCTCGTGAGAACGGCATCCCCGTGCAGGGCTTCATCTGGAACTACTTGCGCACCAACGCACCTCGCGAAGTCCGCGTGACCAAGCAGGGCACCGTCGCCAAGAACATGGGCCAGACCGACTATCCCACCGCCTACACGTCGCTCGTGCAGCAGTTCGGCAAGGAGGGCCTCGATCGCTACAAGCCCTGGCTGCGCGACCTCGCCAAGATGCGGTACCAGCCTGACGCGGTGCAGATGTCTCCGTTCTTCCAGCGGCACGTCATGGAGAAGAACGAGGGCATGATCGAGCGGGCGCTGTCTGAGGCATCCCACACCGCAGATCGCTACGCCGAGTACGACTTCGAGGACCGTGACTCGGTGGAGCGCGTCCCCGACAGGTCGTGTGACTGGTGCTCCTACAAGAACCTGTGCACGACTGAACTCATCGGTGGCAACGCCGACAACATCAAACGGCAGGAGTTCATGCAGCAGGACCCGTTCCACTACTACGGAGCAAGTGAAGACCCCATCGGAGGAGATGAATGACCGCACCACGGAGGGCCCGTCCCACACCGCCCGCGAATGCGCCGAGGCGAGTGGCGACGTCAGCTGCCAAGAAGGACTACGCGGCCATTGCGGCCAGCAAGATCACGTCACCGAGTCAGTCCTCAGCGGGCTTGCCCTCGATCCTGATCTATGCCCGAAACAAGAAGGGCAAGACCAGGTTCGGCACGACCGCCGGCAAGGGACAGGTGCTCATCGCCGACCCCGAGAACGGCACCAAGTTGATGACCAAGCGTGACCCTCACGTGTGGCACATCCACTCCTGGTCCGACCTCGATGACCTGTACAAGTACCTGCGATCGGGGAAGCACGACTACAAGTGGGTCGACCTCGATGGCCTCACGCGCATGAGCAACATGGCGCTGCGCTTCGTCATGGCTCAGGCTGAAGAGCACGACCTCAGCCGCAAACCTGGCATGGTCCAGAAACAGGACTATGGCAAGGCCGGCGAGCTCATGAAGGGCATGCTCTACAACTTCCACAATCTGCCGATGGGCCTGATTCTCAGCGCCCAGGAAAGGCAGATCGACGGGACCAACTTCGACTCGGACGATGACGACTCCGAGGACGCACAGGTCCAGTTCGTCCCCGATCTCCCCAAGGGAGTACGTGCGGCGGTGAATGGCATTGTCGACGTGATCGGCAGGCTGTACACGGTCAAGATCGACAAGGACGATGACACCAAGGTAGTGCAAAGGCGTCTCTGGCTGGAACCCAGTGTCATGTACGATACGGGGTACAGGTCGGATTACGTTCTCCCGCCCTATCTCGCCAATCCCACAGTTCCAAAGCTCGTTCAGCTCATCAATGAAGGAAAGGTCACCAACAATGGCAACGGCAACAAGTAACGCGACGAAGAAGGTTCTCGACTTCTCGAACGTCAAGGAGCAGTCGGGAATCAACCCGCGCAACGTCCCCGAAGGTGACTACGTCATGCGTGTGGCGTCGGTGACCGAAGGCAACTCCGGTGCCGGCAACCCGCAGTGGATCTTCATCCTCGAGTGCGACGAGATCCGCGGGGGCAAGTACCCGTACTACTGCGGCCTCGTCGAGAACCAGCTCTGGAAGATCCGCAACCTCTGGACCGCCGCCGGCATCAACGTGCCCAAGAAGAAGCTGGCCGTCGATCCGAACAAGATCGTCGGCAAGCTCATCGGTGTCGAGCTCGTGGACGACGAGCACGAGGGCCGCGTCAAGTCCACCATCAATGCGATCTTCGACAAGGACGAGGTGTCCGGCGACGGCGCGGAGATCCCCGACGACGAGGACGAGGTGGACGAGATCGAAGAGGACGAAGAGGAAGAAGCTCCCGCCCCGAAGAAGCGCGTCGCCAAGAAGAAGCCCGCCCCCGTCGAGGAAGACGAAGAGGAAGACGAAGAGGAAGACGAGGAGGAGGAGCCCGCCCCCGCTCCGAAGCGTCGCCCTGCGAAGAAGGCCGCGCCCAAGAAGAAGGCTCCGGTCGTCGAGGACGATGAGGAAGAGGTCGAGGACGAGGACCTCGAGGAACTCGATATCGACGAGGTCTAACCAACCACACCCAAGGACGCCCGCAGTCATCACGTCTCGGCTGCGGGCGTCCGGAGTAGGAGGAGGAGCTATGCAACCTGAAGCCAAGGTCGGACACAAGATCCGCAAGTTCCTGATGGACCGCGGCGTGTTCGTCTTCAAGGTCCATGGGAGCGGCATGATGATGGCAGGTCTGCCCGACCTGATCGCGTGCGTCCAGGGCCGCTACGTCGGCATCGAGGTCAAGATGCCCGGGAACAAGCCTAGCGAACGTCAGCTCTACGTTCACAACCTGATCCGCAACGCCGGCGGGGAGTGCATCGTCGCGTACGGCCTGGACGAAGTGAGGCACCTGGTCGAGTACGACGCACTATCTCCTCAAGCGGTCGCCGAACGGGCGCCACGGACGCGCTCAGGCGCTCGCAAGGAGGGCTGAACGATGGCGGTCGATCGTTGCGACATTGGCGACATGCCGAAGTCCTGGTGCGCGCACTGCCGAGGGGTAACCCTCCCCGACGACAAGCCCTCCACCGCGTTCATCGCGCGATACCCGCACGTGTGTCCTGTGTGCGACGCTCGCATCTTCGTGGGCGACAGCGTGGTGCGCATCCCCGGCATCGACCACGCCAGCATCGTATGCGAGGGATGCGCGGCTGATTGATCTACCAGAAAGCCCCGTCCCAATGATCGTGTGGGACGGGGCTTCTTGGTGTCAGGAGAAGGAGCGGAGGATAACGTGACGCATTTCCCAGGCCGAGGTCACTCCTCGCCGAGTGAGAGACCGGCCTCGGCCCGCAGGCTCGCACCGTTCTCGACAGCAGCGCGAGCGGCATCCGCCTGTTCGAACGACTGCCGCGTGCCAAAGTCCACGTCGGCGTCAGCGTTGGACCAGAACCGATGCGGTTCACGCGGACTCGTCGCGCCGTGGCATTTGTCCTCGGTCTTGCCGCAGACGTAGCAGGCGTTCGGAAGCAGGTGTGCGGGTGCGTGGGCGCGGGGCGTGTTCGTCGTCATACCACTACTGACAGAGAACAGGCCCAGAGATAGCTAGGCTACGTCTGGTCTGCGCCCTTGCGTCACGCCCGCACAGAGGCGGGCGCGATGCAGGCGAGGATCAGGCCTGAGCGGCAGCACGTGCCTTGCGGCAGGCAGCGCGAGCCTTGGGCGACGATTCGTGGGCGCAGTCCTTGTGCGACGTGTGCGACTGCTTCGCGCCGGTCGTGTTCTTGGCCTTCGGCGCGTAGTACGCGGCAGGGTCGTAGGTGCCACATTCGCGGCATCCGTCGACGGTCTCGCCATCGTGACCCGTGTCGGTGTGCTCGTTCTCAGTCGCGGCGGCGTCGTAGCAGTAGGCGCACAGGTCATCGACGCCCATCCCGATGCAGGTGTTTCGCTTCGTGATCTTGACGTTGCAGTCGCTGCACACCTTGCCCTTCTTGACGCGCTTGGAGACGGTCAGCGGGGCCTCGGACACGAGGTGCGCGTCGAACTTCGCAGCCTTCGCCTCAGCGACGCACAGGGAGCAATGCAGGTCGGTGATGCCGTGGATGTGATCGTTCGTGTGGGTGATGCGCTCAACCTCGGGAGCATGGGTGAGGATGACGCCTTCGATGAGGGACACGGTCAGCTTCTTGGCGGATGCCTTGCGGGCACGGGCAATCGTGGTCAGGTCGGCGATGACCTGGTCGCGCACGAGGAGGTGAACGTTGAACTCGGCGTCGATGCGCGCGGCGATGGCGTTGGACAGGGCGGAGGCGGTGTTGTTCGTCATATGACTACTCTATCAGAGCTTGACGGCGAACCCAACAGGTACGACCCGGCGGTTTCGGGCAGTTTGACGACGAGGCAGGCGCAGGCATACCTAGCATGCGTCAGGTCTTGTTCTTACCGCTGTGCCCCACACACGGTCAGGTGTGCAGGGCACAGGGCAGGTGTCAGCGCATGAGGTACAGGATGGCGGATACGATCGGGGAGCAGATGGATTCAGGGTCGTAGTTTTCAACGAAGGACAGTTCAGCAGGCGCAGTGTCGATGCACATCGAGTAGATGATTTCTCGAGCACGATCGAAGTATGCGCCCTGAATGCGGACGAGCGTCGCGTACAGGTCGAGCGCGTCGGCAACGATGCGATGATCGTCAGCGTCAGCGTCGGTATCGAGGGTGTCGATCGAGAGGACGTGCGCGCGTTGTGCGGCGATCAGTTCGAAGGCGAACGGGAAGCGCGAGGGCACGTCAGGCGAGATGGGCAGGTTGTCGATTTCGTTGATGTTCATACGAAGATCTTACCACGTGCGACCTGCAAACCCAACAGGAAACCCGATCGCGTTTGACCTTGTTTTCGCACGTCAGGTGTGGTAAGGTAGACGTATGACGAACACAACGATTACCCCCGACCTGCTCCGTACCCTCGCCGTCGCGCAAATGCGCTTCGCTCGTGATTGGAATGACCTGCCCACGTCCGACGACGACTTCGACTACGCCGCCGCTGCATACGAACTCGCCGCGACGATGCTCCGCCTCGCGTACGACGATGACACCGTGACCTTCCTCAAAATGTGCACCGACTCGACCCACGTCGATTTCATCGCCGACAATTACGCATCAGGTGGCGTATGTGACGAAATCGCTGCCCTCGTCGACTACGACCTGTAACCCGCGTCCCTGCGCCCTCAACGGGGCGCATACGTCAGACGCAGACAAAGGGTATCCTAGCTATCTGTGGCTCCACACGCTGCCGCTGTGCCCCGTACATCGTCAGACGCACGGGGCACAGGATCAGGCGGCGGTCACGATCTCGCGCGCCTGAGTGAGCGTGTTCGCGGTCGCGGTGATGGACGCGCCCTTGACGATCGCGTACTTGGCTTCGAGCTCCGTCGCCTCGTCGTCGGTGAGCGGGCGCACGAGCAGCGCGTGATCGCGGGTGACGTACCCTCCCAGCTCGGGGTCCTTGACGAGGGCGCGAGGATGATCGAGTGCAGCTCGAGCCTTGCGGCACGTGGCACGCGCAGTCGCGGTCGCTTCGTGATCGCAGAACCGGTGCGAGGTGTGGGACATGGTGACCTCCGATGGTCGTAGGCGGTAACTGACAATTAGACGCTACCACGTCATGCCCCAGGCGTCAACAGCGGGCTCCGACCCCAATCGACGCGAGTTGTCCACCCTCGCCATCCCTGAGAGCGCCTGTAAGCGCCTATCGCGTTGTCGCGCATACATTCACACGTGCGCTACACGAAAGCCCCGCGTCATTCGACACGGGGCGATCGAGGCGGAGCGTGTTACTCGTCGAGCTCATCGAGCGCGTCGAGGGAGGCGAAGATGTCACGTCGACGCTGTTCGATCTTGGTCAGGCGTGCCTCGTGATCGCGAATCGCCTTGCGCACGAGGGAGGCCTCGGCGTGAACCTTCGAGGCGGCAGCGCGCAGCTCGAGACGCAGGGCGTGACGTTCGGCGCGGGACATGTGGTTGAGCTTCTTCACGATGAAGACCTTTCGCGTTGGGCGGTTGTTACCTTCAGATCTTACCAGACCGACCCGTCAAACCCCAAGGATTCAACGGGCCGGCGGCAGTGACGTGTGTCACTCAGGGGCGGCAGCGAGGCGGGCGAAGACGTCCGAGATGGCGCGGAAGAACTGAGAGTCGTTGTCGGAGTCGTCGCCGATCGTGAAGGTCTCGATGATCGTGCCCTCCTGATCGAGAACGGCCCACGTGATGTTGCCCTCCTCGTCGAGTTCCCCACACGCGATGCGGTAGCCGGTGTGGGTGAAGTTCGCGGCGTTGCTCATGTTGATCTCCCTTGGTCGATGTGTCAGCTGATGCTATCAGACTAAGCGTCTGACTTCAACGAACGGAAGGTGTCACGCTCCCGCATCTGCGAGATGTGCAGGCCCCGCTCGCGCAGCATCGCCTCAAGGCGGTTTACGCGCTCTTCAGCCTGACGTGCGACCATCTCCCGAGTACGCCGGTCACGGGCGCGCAGGACCGACGTCGGGAGCCCCGGAGAGCCGTCCGTGTCCGAGTCCTTCTTCACCGGCCATACGTTCTTGCGTCCCTGGCCCCAAGCCTCGAAGCGGGCCTTGAGCCGCGGAATGTCCTTCTCCTCGATCCCGTAGCGAGCACCCGAGCCCACACCTCCGAAGGTGTCATCCTGGCGCAGGAACTGGCGCAGGATCTTCGGGGTCGTGCTCAGGCGGTCGGCGGTGTCGCGGGTTGAGAGCAAGGCAGGTCTCCTTCAAAAGGTAGGTTCCCCCACACCAGAGGCGGGTGCAGGGGCCGAGCAGGTCAATCAGCGTCGAGACGGGTCAACCCATCCCTCGGGCAACAGGTAGCCGGAGCCCTGTTCGCGCAGGTGATACAGGTCAGCGTCGCAGGTCACGATGCGCCCATTCTCACGAAGGTCGGCGATCGCCGAGCGGGCATCTTCCTCGGATGCGAAGTGGTAATCCGCGAGGACGACGCGCGGGGATTCGTTGAACGCGGGGATGATGTGGACGGGGTGTCCTTTCGCGTGAGCCTTCGCGCAGGCCTTGTTAGGGCCCTTGCAGTCGAGCATGATCGTGTCGGAGGTGCGGCAGTCGTTCGCGTTGTTCGTCATGCCCTTAGTCTATCAGAGTTCTGTAGTCGCGCGCAACTGGCGCACATACCGAGAAGAGGCCCCGAGTGCGTGACGATGCACACCCGGGGCCTCAGTGACGACCGCCCAGCCGTCAGTCTCTAGTCGAGGTCTTCCACCTCGTCGTCCTCGTCGTCCTCGACCTCGGCCGCGGCCTTGGTGGACTTCGCGGCCTTCTTGGCCTTCATGGCGTCGAGCTTGTCCTTGCGGTCCTTCTCGAGCTCGCCGTCCTTGAGCGCCTTGACGAGCGCCTTGACGACGGGGTCCGAGGCACCCGAGAACGTGTAGCGGTTCCGGTCCTCGCCGACCTCACGCTGCAGCTTGCCGGACTTGGCCAGCTTGCGCAGGATCACGCGGAGGTCGTACGCCTTGTACTCGGTGCCGAGGGTCTCGTTGACGTGCTCGACCAGCCAGCTCGTGCCGAGCTCGTTCGCGTCCTTCGCGGCAGCCTTCTTGGCCGGGGCCTTGGCGGGAGCCTTCTTGGCAGCCCTCTTCTTGGGAGCCGGCTCCTCCTCGGCCTCCTCCTCGAAGTCACCCTCCTCGACCTCTTCCTCGAGATCCTCGGGCTCGGGCTCCGGCTCGACCTTGGTGCGACGGGTGCGCTTCGGCTTGGGCGCCTCCTCGACCTCGTCCTCCTCGACCTCCACCGCGTCGACCTCGTCCAGATCTTCGAGATCGTCGGTCGGGACGGCGGGCTTGGTGGACTTGCGACGGGTGGTAGCCATTTCGTGTTCCTCCTGAGTGGGTGGTCGATCAACATGGATGACCATACACACAGCCCGCACAACTCGCAAAGTCGCCGGAGAGCGGCGTGTCAATTCGATTGTGCGGCCTGTGTGCATGGCGCGCGATCGTACACCCTGGCCCCGATCGTCAAGGCGCGTAGCTACCGCATGAGCGCCCCGTCGAAGTACGTAGCCGTGCCCGCCGCGTCACCGACAGCGTTCTTGGCGTTCGTGTGGTAGTACCCCGGAGCGATGTACGAGTTCGCCGCGCAGTACACGACGAAGGTCTCGGACGCCGCCCATCCGCGCGTGCCCGTGTTCTCCTTACCTTGTCGCGTCATGACCAAGGTTGCGGGGTTGTCGGATTGGAAGATCAGCGCTCGAGTCTCAGCCGACGTACCTGCCGCCGTGTCCCATGCCAGCTTGACATGCACCGTGTAGAACCCAGCGCGCAGGATCTTGATGATGCCTCGCCCTCGGTTGTTCAGCTCCACACCGATGGCATCCCTTGTCGCGGTGAAGGTTTCAGCCGACGTCGGCAGGAGGAAGTTGCCACCTCCGGCGCAGTTGATGCCACCGCCCTGTCCGCGGTACAACGACCAGCCCGTGCCCGACTTGAGCAGCGGTGAGATGTCTTTCGCGGCAATGCGACTGATGGCGTACGAACGCAGCATGAAGCCAAGGGCGCTCGCTCGATGCATCCCGAGGCCAACGTAGCGATGACCCACACCCGAGGGTACCGCGTTCGCCCCATCCGTGTGGGCGATGATCGGGTAGCCGTTGTGCTTGACCTGGTACGTATCTGCCCCCGCGATGCGAACGCATGAGAACTCGACCGTGTGACCAATCTTCGTCTCTCGCGCCTCAGTCCACCACTGAGTGATGATGGACGCGTTACCCGCAACCCACCTGCCGTGACCAATTGTGATCTCGTGCCGGTAGATTGAGCAGAACGCGAAGTCCTCGAGGTTCGGTCCTGACTTGATGACGATGGACGTGTAGCGGCTACCTGACGCGGTCTCGTCGTCACCGAGGACAACTGTGGCGCTCATGTCGTCCGACGTGATCGGCGTGACGTGACGGATCCAGGACTGCTCGTTGTAGCCGAGGTTCCTGATCTTCGCCTTGTTACCCTCGATGTAGATCTCGTTGGTCGACTCGCCCGACCAGTATGCTGCGTCGACAGGCCCGTCTGGCCCGACAAAGGCGTAGCTCCACGAGTTGCCCTCACCGCCATTGTTTTCCTCGAGCTGCGCCCTCAGTGCCTCAACCTGATTGACCGCCTCGAGTGCCTGGTTCGATGCGTCCTGCGCGGTGCTCTTGATCTCAGCGAATACGCCCAGCACGTTGCGCGCGGTGAAGCCCGACAGGCCCCACGAGAACTGCGGGAGGAAGTTGACCAGCCTTGTCTCAGAAGCAAATCCGACGTAGCGGTGTGACCCATCGATCGGGTAGCTCGACGTGTCCGTGTGCTCGAGAACTGGCACGTTATTGATCCGCAGCGTGTACTTCGTTCCCGCGCAAGACAAGTCGACTGTGTCCGATTCCGAGACCCCGCGATCGGTGCGCGAGACCCAGTCCGTGAAGGTCCATACGTTGCCTGCGCGGGTCCCTCGGCCCATGTACATGCGGCCGCCGTAGATGTTCGCGTAGACGAACTGCGTCATGTCCGAGTTGGCGCGGATGAAGAGCGACGTGAACGCGGACTGAGCCACACCAGCGGGGTTCACGATGGCGACTACTGCGTGGTTGTCATCGCTCATCACCTGCGGGCAGATCGCATACCGAATGCCGAACGCCGTCCCGAGGATCGAATTGTTCAGGCGCGCAGCATAGTCGATGATGCCGAGGTACTGCCCCTGTCCGCCCTGCACCCAGCCATTGCCCAGGTCCGGTGCATCAGGCCGGTTGAAGTTGTCCGTGAACGCAGCACCTGCCGCGATCTGCGCCTCGAGCTCGGCGATCTTCGTCCCGTGCGAGGACTGGATGCCGAGGATGCTGCGGACCCACGAGTTGAATGCCGACGTGATGTAGTCGAACAGCGACGGGTGAGCCTGCGGGGGCGGATTGATCCGATCCATTTCTTCCTCCTACTTGAAAGAGGCGGCGAGCCTTCATCATTGAAGACCCGCCGCCTCGGGGTTACACGTCTTCCGCGATATCCGCGGGGACGACAGGCACTGGGCCGCGAGGCTCAGGCTGACGCTCCCACTTCATCCACTCACGAATGTGAAGGACCGCGGCATGGAACTTCTTGCCCTTCAGGTCGATGGCGGCCTCAAGCTGCTCGACCTTTGCCTTGAGCTCGCTGAGCTTACGGCCCTGCCATGCCGTAGCGAGACCTGCGAGTGCTGCGACGATGATTCCGATCTCCTGGATCCGATCGGACCAAACGTCCGCGCTCACGCGGCGATAGGCGGCTGCGTCTTGGCTGCAGCCGTACCGGTGCCCAACAGCACTGCGGCAAGTGCGACGATCGCAGCCCACTGAGATTCTCCGAGGATGCTGTACAGCCCCGCCACGCCCTGCACCGCGAGCAGCACCGAGTACAGTGCCGTGCGGACAGTCGAGGTTGAGTAGAGCACAGCGAAGAGGAGCGTGATGGTGGCGGTCACCAACCCGATCCATGCGGGTGCGGTAGAGGCCTCCAGCAGGCCCCACGACGCGAGAAACGTGACGAGCGCACCGGATACGACGTACCAGCGCTCTCGGGCACTGGCGGGGATCACAGAGCGAATCTTGGTCAGCATGACTCTCCTTGTCAGATGTGTGTCGCCGGGACTATGTAGTCCAGGCCTTCTTGGGGCTTCATAGCCACCGTGCCATCAGGCGCCCACACGATGCGGCCGTTCTCGAAGTCCTGGTAGGCACCTCCCTCAAAGGGAACCTCATTCGAGATGGGCCAACCGAACGGCCCGTTCTCGAAACCTGAGCGCGCCCACCTGTCACCGATCAACCCGTGAACGAAGTAGCCCGGCTCTCCGAACTTCCGGTACAGGACCCCGTGCTCGAACGCCTGCACGTCGCCGAGAGGCAGCACGGTGTGGAAGGCCATCGGGAAGCCGAGCGGACCCTGCTCGAAGTCGAGTTCCGCGTAGGTCTCGAACAGGTGATTGGGAATCGGGCGGGCGCCAGTCTGCGGGGTCCAGTAGATGTACCCGGTCTGGTACTGCACGAATCGACCGCGCTTGTCCGGCGTCGGGATCGCCAGGTCGAGCGAGATCTTCGCACCGAGCCAAGGAGTGAGCTTGTACTGCTCTTCGATCTGCTGCTCAGGCGTGACGACAGCCGGCGGGACATAGCCCTTGATGTGCCGGTCCACGCACTCCTTGAAATAGTCGAACGGGAAGTTCTTGCCCACGTCCGTGTGATCGCCGATCCCGAGCCCGTAGGTGATGCCGGAATGGTCGATGCCGCCGGAGACGCCGCGCTTGATCGCCGCGTAGTCCTTGCCGATGACGAGCGGGGCCAGCGGGTCGTACTTCTTGGCGTCCTGCACGAACAAGAACGCGGCGTTGTCAATATCCACCGAGAAGATATCGAGCCACTCCTGCCGCGACATGTTGGCTCGAGACCCGGCGAAGACCAAGTTGATCGTCCTCGAGTTCGCATCGAGCGCAGACCAGGACGCGCGGTCAGTGTCGACGTGGTCGATGACCACACCGTTCCCGACGATGTAGTGGTAGCTCACGCCGTTGCGGCACATCCACTGATGCAGACGGTACGGGTCGTAGTTCGCCGGACCCTCTTCGGTGTGGAGGCAGAACCAGAAGACCTGCGCCCCGTACCTCCCGCTGTGATTGGTCGACTCGCCAATCAGGTTGATTTCCTTCATCTTTCGCCCTCCTAGTTGATGTTCACTGCCATGGCGCGCGACAGTGCCGTGCCATCCTTGAGCTTGTCGAAGATCTGTCCCCAGACGTCCTTCTGCTTCGAGCTGTCGCCGAGCGTGACCAACTCGATCTTCCGCCCGTCTCGTGCGTCCTCGACTTCCACCGCGGAGATGTACGTCTCCACGTAGGTCTCACCATCGTGCAGGCTGATCCTGTCGCCATGCCGGTAGCGACGATCCGAGACGTCGACCTCGACTCCCTCGATGATCTCCGTATCCGCGCCGAACGAAAGCCCGATGCTCGCGTTCGGCTGCACGGTCACAGTGAGCGAATCGTCGCCCGCCAGCTCGCGCATCCGGTTGAGACCGACCGAGAACGAGTCGAGCGAGTACGCACCTGTGTTGTCCGCGAAGCCTTCTCGGAAGCCGTGACGCCCGAGGTCCGCCGCGAGCTCCGCATCCACGAACTCCTGGAATGCGAAGAAGATGTCATCGAACAATCCGCCCACCGCGATAGCACCCACACCCGGGAGCCCGAGCGCGGTAGTCAGTGCACCGGCGATAGCCTGAATCGCGAGGTTCGCCGCGAACTCCACGATGCTGTTCAGCATCGACGGCGACTGGCCACCGACGACTACCCGAGAACCCCTGGCATGACTGATCTTTCGCTTGTACGACTTGATGACGCCCGACTGCTTGGACCACACCTGCCAGCGACGATCTCGCTTCTTGTGGGTGTGGAACACGTAGCCGGGTTCGTGCATCTCCGTATCGACGAGTGACCCGAGCGAAGGGAACTTCGAGATGTCGAGGAAGTTGTCCGAGGTGATATCCAGGATGGACTGAAGCGTCGCAAGCGAATCCGTGTTGAAGACCATGGGACCCGGGTTGGTCGCGGTCGGGATCACGAGGTCGCACGTCATGCCGATCTCACCTGTCGTTACCGTCTGCTTGAAGAGCTCATCAAGCTGGGTGAAACGCGACGACAGGACGACCAAGTCGATGCCGTTGACATACGCCAACAGCGCCTCGAGGTCGAACAGGTCCTCAAGGTTGGGCAGGTTCGGTATGTCGTACCTCAGAGGCAGCTGCATGTAGACAGGAATGTTCTGGCGAATCGCGTTGCGAGCGAAGAACCACTTGAACACCCAGTCCGGCGGGCCAAACATAATGTCTTGCTTGCCCGTTAGCCCGATCTGCACCGTAGCCGGCAGCTGCGGGTTGACCCACCCGAGCACCGTCATGATCCAGAACAAGTTGTTGATGCAGTAGACGGTGATGATCTCCTCACCGTTGCCGTCCCAGTCGATCTCGACGTCCATGATCCGACCATCCCAAGGGATGCCGTTCTGCTCGGTCGTGATCGGAATTACCTTGCGACGGCACGTCTTCACGAGAGGCGCGAGGTGATGCGACTCCTTGATCTTGAAGACGCCCATCGCCGGCAGGTTCCAGTGCCACCCGAACTTTGCGTAGAGGTACTCACCGACTGAGTCGGCACCCGCCTTGTACGCGCCGTATGTGGGCGTCTCGGGGTAGTAGCAGGTGATATCGTAGAGCGGAGGCGAGGAGGTCACTGTGGCACCCCATTGTCATAGAACGTCTGGCAGGACACGGCCACCGCCGTAGCGCCGGACGTACCTGTCCCCGCAATCGTGATCGACTGGGGCCCAGTCACATTCGGCTGAATTAGCTTGTGCCACGACCGAGGCGCACCCGCATTCTGGTACACCGTCGGCTTCATGTTCACATCATCACTCAGCCGACGAATCGTCTGCCCCTGCGGGTTGGTGTCGATCTTCCACGTCTGTCCTGCCGGGATGGTCGTACCCGTCAGCTCGACCTGTTCACCACCCACACCGAGCTTGAGATTGGTGATCGGCCCCGTGACCTCATAGACCAACGGGGCCTCGACGTCGCCCAGGTACGTGAGCTGTGCCGACCCGAAGCCCGACGCCAGCCACGTCTGCCCGAGCGGATCTCCTTGCCACAGTGAATGTTCCGACGCGAGCGGAGCCGTCTCACGGAAATACCCCGAAGTGCGGATGCGATCAAGCTCCACCTTCGGCATAGGACCATTGAGACGGACCCCGCTCACGCGGTACCTCTCGGCACCCGGGTTTCCCCGCATCGCGTAGAAGATGAGTTCCTGCTCACCGTTCCCCAGCGACTTGCGCCACCGCTTCCAAACGTCAAGGGCCGCATTGCCTTTCAGCCCCATGCCCTTCAGATGCACCTCGAGACCGAACTCCTTGATCTCGTGTGAGACGCTGTTGAACGATGCGCCATACTGCTTGACGTTGGACAGCCGATTGACCTTGAACCCAGCGCCGCCGATATCGGGATCGGTGACGACGCGGAGAGGGCAGTCGGCCTCGCCAAACATCCAGGGCTGCCCATCGACACCGATGAGCATGTAGCGGACGTTCTCCCTGTCCATCACATTCCTCTCTGAGTGATCGCCATGCCGGCGGGGTCGAGCTTGGTGAGATCGTTCACCAGTTCCATCGGGTCATCGGTGTTGATCTCCGCGTGCTCGATGACAACCGTGGTCTTGTTGGCGATCTCGGTCAGGCGAGACAGTGCAGCCTCCAGGCCCGGGATTCCCGTGCTCGACGTATCGAAGCCCTTGAACTTGCCTGAGTCATCGAACCCGCTTGCGCCCATGAAGCCCACACCCGCAGCGAGTGCGGTGTAGTCGGCGAGCCCCATCTTGCGCTTGTACTTCGCGCCCGCAGTAGTGTAGCCGCCGAACCCGACGGTGCCACCTTCCGCGTACGCTCCCACCTGATCTCGAGCAATCGCCTTCAGCAAGGCGCGGTGCTTGATCGCCATGTTCCGCGGCGTGACCTCCTCGCCCGGAGTGAGCAGCGCAGGCTCGGTGTCCCGAGTACCCGCTCCCCCGACCGTGCCGCCGTTCGCGTAGAGGGCGACTCCGAGACGTGCCTTCGCCTTGTCCTCCACCTCCTTGCCGAGTCCGTCGGGCCAGTTCGTGACTCGCACGTCCTGAACGCCTCCTGACGACGACTTACGACCGGCATCCGAGGATCGCTTGCGATCACGGTCCCGAAGGCGCTTAGAGCCCTTCTCAAGGCCGGCATCGAGTCCTGCAGCGATATCGTCGTCGGTCATGTTGCCGCCACCGGCACCCGGCCAGTGGTAGACGTACGGGAAGGTGGTCGGGTCATCAGCCCCGCCTCCGTACTGAATCCCGTTCGATCCGTCCGACTCGATAGGCGTCCCGTACAGGCGACCGCTCATGTGGCCGTTCTCACCGGACCCCTTGTTCGTGCCGATCGTGAAGCCGTTCGGGTCATCGCCGGCAACCCAGCCCATGCCTTCGAAGTCGGAGTCAGTCGTGAACCTGACAGACTGTCCCGTCCCCGAGTTGAACACCTCGGACAGGTATCCCGAGCAATCCAGCCCGCCGTAGACGTACGGCTCACCATCGTGTGCCTTCGCCTTGGCGATTGCCGACTCACCGTCGAAGATGCCGCCATCAGCCTGCTGCCGAATGAGCGCCATGCCGAATCGCTTAGCCACACCTCCGAGGATCAACTCGGACTGACGACGCTTCGCCTGGCTGAGCGGGATGAATGCCTCAGGCCCGGCCTCTGCCCACTGATTGATCGTGCCGTTAGCGATGCGAGCCTGACCGGGCTCGTGGATGCCGCCATCAGCCTGGGGAGACACGGTCATGTCGATAGGCCCGATGAAGTCATCCGAGACCCCGCGTGCCTTGCGAGCCGCCTGAATCGTCGGGTAAACGTCGATCGGAACCTCACGCCCGGTGTTCGCGGTGATGAAGCCATCAATCGTTGCCTGGCCCTCCTCAGTGTCCGCGTAGACCTCGACCGTGCCATCGTCCAGCGTACGCGTCTTGAGGTTGAGTGCCTCGAGCCGTTGGATCGCTTCAGGTGTGGTGTCCGAGATGGTGATCGTCTTCTCGCCGGGCACCGCCTCGATCTCGTCACCAAGTGCACGCGTGATCTCAGCGGAAGCGGCTGCGTCAGCACCCGTCTTCTTGAGGCTATCGCGCACGTCCCCGAGCTTCTCGTTACCAGTGTCGAGGTTGTCGGCGAAGTTGCGCAGCGTATCGGAGCCGTTGCTGAGCTTGTCATTGAAGCCCTTCATGGCCTCGCCCACACCCTCCATCGCCTCGCCAGTTCCCTGCAGGCCCGGAATGTGCTTGATGATGCCGCCGACCTTCTCACTCATCCAACCGAGCTGAGTGATCGTGTCGCCCACCATCATTCGCGTGCCGTCCATGAAGCTGGCGAACATCCTCAGCGAGCCGGACACGAAGGACACAATGCCCTGCGCGGTAGCCAGCGTCGCATCAGTGAGGCCCGTGAAGAACGCGATGATCTCGGGCTTGTGTGTGGACACCCACTCAGCGACCTTCTCCAGCGCCGGCCCGAAAGCCTGTGCGAGAGAGACCTTTACGCCGTCCATCGAGACCTCGATCTGACGACGTGCCGACTCGAGCTTCGAGGCGCCGTTGTCGCCGATCACCCTGATGGCCTCGTCCGCAGCTCCAGCTACATCGCCGAACTCCTTCTTGGCCTTGCCCAGATCCATGGCGAAGAGCGCGTCACCGAGATCCTCTGCCTTGGTGCCGAACAGGGCTACCGCCGCAGCCGTACGCTCGGCGCCCTCGGGCATCGCGCGCAGCTTCATGAGGACTTCGTTCAGGCCGTCCTTCGCGCCCTGTCCGCCCTTGGCGATCTTGTTGGTCATGTCCTCAGCCGAAAGGCCAAGCGCGGAATAGCCTTCCGCCGATGCCTTCGATCCATCAACCGCCCGGATTGAGAACTCCTTGATCGCGTCAGCCGCGGTGTCGGTGTCACGCGCGCCCGCCTTGACCGACTGCTGCAGCAGGCCCATTGCCTCGGGCCCTTCGAGCCCCAACTTGCGGAACTGTGTGGAGTACTCGTCGACCGTGTCAAGCAGGTCCTCAGACACGTTCAGGCCCCGCTGCGATGCCTTCACGAGGATGTCCATGGCGCCGGACGCATCCTTGGCCATGCCCGTCTTGATCATCTGCGCAGCCGAGCGCGACACCCGCGGAATGTCTTCTCCGAGAAGGTCACTCACGGTGGTGAGCTTGTTGATTACGGGGGTCATCGTGTTGGCGGTCTCTTCGCCGGTGAGCAGACCCGACTGGATCGCGTCCTTGGCAGCGGTCATCTGCCCCGCCACCGATTCACCGAACGCACCCGTGTACGAGTCCGCGGCCGCCTTGCCGATCACCTTCATGGTCTCGGGGTTGGTGCCGAGCTGCGCCTGGATCTTGTCGGTCTGCTTCTCGATCTGCATACCGTCGCCAATTGCCTTGGCCAACACAGCACCTGCGCCGATACCGATTGCAGCCACACCCGCGACCGCCATACCGATCGGGCCAGCCTTCGACCCGAGCGACGCGAGCTTAGGCGCAGCACCCGAGAGGAAGGCGCCACCGAAGCTGGTTCCTCCGTCACCGCCTGCACTCGCGAGCTTGTTGCCCATGCCCTGAGTCATGTTGCCGAGCTTCTCGGTGGCCTTGCCCGCCGACGACGTTACCTTGTCGACCTCGCCCTGCAGCTTGCGCGCGCCCTGAGTTGCCTTGTCGGGCATGTCGATTCGCTGGAGGGAGTCGCGCACCTTGCCGGCGGTACGGTCGACCTGTTGCAGGCGGTTCTCGACCTTGCCTACGTCCTGGTCAACGTCGCCCCGCATCTCCATCTGGACGTAGAGATCACCGACCTTGATCGCCATATGTCAGTCCTCCTCGAGTGCCGCGAACAACGCGTCCAAGTCGATCAGGGTCGCCAGCTGTGCCAGCTTCCAGTAGTTCTCCGCCGTCTCGGGCGGGTTGGTGTAGTACAGCAGCGCCGTACGACCCATGTGCAGGAGGCGCGTCCAACCGATGCCGGCGTCCATGAGGTCATTCCACGTTTGCCCCATGAGCTTACGCATCTCATAGATCTCCACGTCGCCTGACATCTCGCGTGTGAAGATCATCATGCGCAAACGCTCAGACTCCGTAGCGGGCGGCTCAGGGATCGACCATTTGCGGCCGTTCCAGGGCAACACGAGGTCACCCTCCCAGAAGTCATCGAGATCAATCTGCTCAGCCATCGTCGTCTTCCTTCGTGCGCGTCAACGCGCGGTGGATGCGGGTGTCTTCATCGCCAATGAGGCGAAGGCAGCGAAGGCGGAACCACCTCCAACTGCGTTGCGGCAGAAGCTCTTCGAGGTCCATGCCGTGATCTTGAAAGTCGAGCTCGAGCAGCATCCACTCATCGAGGACGTCCGCCCACTCGCTGCGGATGACTACGCCCTTCTTCTCCTTGGGCGCTTCGCTAAGGTCGCAGAACCATTCACGGATTCCGTGGTCGGCTAGCCATCGTCCTCCGCCGGGGTCCCATGACCCATACGTCCCGGGCGCGCAAAGCCGAGGACCTTCCCCGTCGCAGTACCCGCAGATGCAGACCCCCGCCACCACCGGGGCTTTGGGGGTAGGGGATTTCCCGGGTCATCGAGTCCCCCTGACGCGTACTGCTTTGCCGCACTTGGGGATATCGCGTAGTAGATCAGGGCGCATCGTCCCGCGAACACAGCCTTGGTGTGGCCGACTCCGTCCGCGTTCATTGCCTCCCACACCGGGCCGAGAAGCTTGCGAATCTCAAACATCTCCTGCTCGTCGGTGAGCGTGTTCTCGGGCTCCGCGAAGAGCCGCTGAAGTCGGACGCCTTCAATGGCGGTCGGCTCGGAAACCAGGTACGTCTTGCCGTTCGCCTTGATCGGGCACGACGCATCCAGGAACTCGTCTACGTCCTCGAACATTGAAAGTCCTTCCGTAGGATGATGACCGGGCGCCCGAGGGAGGGGTCTCAGGCGCCCGATCATCAAGAGTGCAGGATCAGCCCAGGAGGGCGGTACCTGCGGGGGTGAGGCCCGCACCGGACGCCGTGATCGAGAAGACGTTGTCGGTGAGGAACTCGATGGCGAAGCCGCCCGCCACGGAGCCGGTCACGTTGACCGTGCCAGTGATGGAGGTCAGGCCCTCGATCGCGGACTTGAGCGCCGCAGCGGTCACGCCGAACACGGGAGCCAGCGGCTCGTCGTTGATGACCAGCGCGAACGTGCCCGCGGTGAACGGACCGCCGACGAAGGCCAGCGAACGGGTGAACGGGCCGGTGGAGGGCTTCGCCACGAAGGTCGGGGCGCCGCGTCCCTTGAGGTCCGCCGTGAACTTCTGGAGGTCCTCGTTGGAACCGCCGACGTCCTTCCAGCCGACAGCGAAGTTCTGAATGGTGGCCTCGGCCTCCATGTCATCGGTGCGCCAGTAGCGCAGCTGAACCTCGTTGTCCTCGCCGACCTTGCGCCGCTTGCCGCGCACGAACAGGGCACCGGGATCGACCGGCAGGCCGGACACCGAACGGAGTCCCTTGATGAGACCCTCGGCCGAGACGTCCTCGGAGGTAGCGGTGACCTGCTGGGACTTGAAGCCGTCCGAGCCGATATCGGTGTCGTCCTGCATGGTCGGATCCTGAGTGGGCTCGAACTTCGAGAGTCCGTTCCACCAGGTCCAGATCGGAGCGGCCTTGGTTCCGGTGTTGACCTGAACCGACCAGCGCGCGGCCTTGAAGGTCGACAGGTTGCCGGACGACGGCTGCTTGAGTGCAGTCATGTTTAGTCTCCTGGGTTGAAGGTGATTCGGTACGAGTCGAAGCGCTCATACCGGCCGTTGGCGTCCGGGGGCGACACCGCCCGAACTACGCGTGTGGAATGCAGGACATGCACCCCACCTGACCAGACTTCCGGATCGTGGTCGTCTGTCCAGTGGAGCTCAGCAAACACCACGTCTGCCAAGCTGTTCACCAGCCGAAGATCTTGGCCGGCAGCCCGGAACCTCAGTTGGAAATAGAAGTCCGGGTTGTGTGTGTCGCGGCTCCTGTCGTCATCGTACTGCACGACAGCCACCGCGGTGTCAGGCTGGTCGGGAAGTTCTCCCCACACAACCCATGGTCGACCCATCTCCTCGACCGGTGCGTCGGTGAGCGAGTAGCGTGCCAGGCCTTTGTCGTGCAGGTGCTGGCACAGGGCTTCGAGCGCGCGTCTCGAGTCGATGGGGGTCACAGGTTCTCTCCTAGCGCGTTGGCGATGATCGCGGCCACGTCGTCCGCGGATTCCCGCGCAGCGATCTCGAGGAACTTCGCCCGACGGCCGGGGCTGTGCTTGAAGTCCAGCCGTTCGTGCTGAGGCACGGCGTACACGGACTCGTAAGACACAGCACCCTTGCGCCCATCGGCACTCGCTTCGCCCGCACGCTCGAGGTCGCCGAACTCATGAGGCACGATCCGGTTCGACTCGTCCAGCACATGCTCCATCCCGAGCAGCATCGCGTCCTCAATCGCATCATCACCGATCGCAGCCTCGATAGCCTCACGATCAAACCGGAGCGTCATTCCAGTACCACCTCGATGTGATCGGGGAGGTCTAGCTCAGCTCCGTCCCGTACCGCTACCGAGATGACTTTGGAAACTCGTCCGGAAAAAGCCTCGGGAGCAGTGATGCGCGAAAGCGGAGGTATAGCGGCGGTGTCAGCTGGTAGGAAGACGCGAGCTGTAGAAACAACCTCGACACCGTTAGCATTCCGCACCATCTTCCGAGTGTCATCGTAGAAGCCCTTACGAACCTCTTCCACACCGTACTTGGGGCCAGCGGGACCCGTGCCCTGGTAGCGAGCAATGCGGATGAAGTGGACCCAGAACTCTTCAAGGTCGTCCATTACGCCTGCGTTCCTGCACTCCCGAGCCCCGCGTTACGCAGGATCCGGAAGGCCGACGGGGACAACTGCAGAACCGCTTTCTGCCGAGCACGATCGCGCGCTGAGACGCTCTCGTACTTGACCGTTGCCGACCCGATGCCCGCCTCGATGCGTGTGGGCTTGAGACCCTCCTCGCCCGCGTTCGGGTCAATGCTGGCCTTCTTCCACACGAGGACCTGTTGGCAGGCGGAGTCACGCATTGCCTCCCTCAGATCGTCGTCCTCCGGAATGCCGGTCGGAAGTGCTGCGTATCGGTCATTCCGTGTGGCCCAACGAACGTACTCGGACGCGGTGCGCAGCATCGGCAGCTCATCACCGTCCGGCACCGTGCCCGTGTAGTCCTGGTACTCCTGAACTGTTGCGTAGAGAGGCACGTCGCTCCTCCTTTCGTGTGTAGTGCGCGTACGCCTACCCTCACCGGCCCTGAGTTCGCCTGTGAGCGCCTAACAACGAGCGCGCGTGTATGTGTGTCAGGGCAAAGCGGCAGCGACCGTGCCGGCGAACGCGGGCAGGCGCGGGATGTACCAGTTCGTATGCTGACCGTCGTACAGGTAGCCGCGTGCGTAGGCGATGGCGAACCACCAATCCCAGAGCGACGCCTTCACGACCGAGTTGGTCAGCGCACCACGAATGGCCTTGTTGAGCAGATCGCGTCCCCATGCCGCTGGGTCCGCCAACGAGAAGCGGCTGCTGAGGTCAGCGAAGTCCCGGAGGGGCTGATTCTCGGGGCAGCAGCAGATCACGTCGGCGGGGTTAGCGATATCGAACAGGGGCACACCGAAGGGCAAGTGCTCTCCCGTGATTCCCCACCAGGGCGCACTCGAGTCAGCCCGATGCCGCGACGGATTCGAGACCATCGCGATTGCTGCCAGGTTGGACGGGTTGAGTGCTCCAGCACGACTCGCAAGACCGGCACCACCAGAGTATCCCACGAGAAGAACGGGGGTCGGTTGCGCCTGGATGAAGTTGACGAGGGACTCTGTGCCGTGCTCGAGGTTCTCATCGTAGGCATGCCCGTTCCATACGGGCACAGGCCCGTACTGGTTGCGCCAGTCGAACTGCTTGCTGGTGAAGCGCGAGGGCAGTGCGTCGGTGAATACCTTCAGCAGCCCATTGGGTTTACCGCCCGGGAGAGCCAGGGGCTCACCGATACCCGGCACGGTAACTACCGTGTAGTTCGTCACGAATGGCCTCTCTCGGGTTGGAACTCAACCGGGCGGGCGTGTATCTCCCCACACCCGCCCGGCCGAGGTCACTTGGTGGCGGCGGGTGCCTTCTCCTTGTCGCCGACGTACACCACGTCAGCGTCGAAGTCGATCCGACCGCCGGCCGCATCCTTCGCGAGGATTGCAGCGGCAGCACCGGTGACGGTGACGTCCTGTCCGTCGGGACCGGTGAAGGTGACCGACTTGACGACCTTTTCCTGCTCAGCCATTGATCTGTCCTTTCTCAGTTGGGTTGGGGGAACTCAGGTCACTTGACCGCGGTGTCCGCGGCGACCAGGTACGCGGGCTCGATGACCTTGCCGCCGTAGAGGTGCAGGCCCTTGATCGCGTCGCCGAACGAGGACTCGGGGCGGTACGCCTCGGTCTTCGAGATCTGCTGCGCGAAGGTCATTCCCTGCGAGGTACCCGCCAGGATGAACGTGCCCTGGATGGTCGACTGCACCGTGCCGGCGGGCAGGTTGGTCGACAGCTTGATGGCGAAGCCGAGGATGGTGCCGACCTCGCCATTGGTGATCAGCCGGCTGGAGCCGTACTGGCTCGCATCGGTGAACCGCTTGTCCAGCGCCAGCGCGTTGATGAAGTTGGGCTCCGCCGCGATGAAGCGACCCTCGGTCGGGATGTCGAGGTTGTCGAGCGCCTTCTTGATCTGCAGGATCTTGAGGTACGCGGCGCTCTCGCCCGCGGCACCCGCAGCCGTGGTGTCCACGATCGAGGGAGCGAGGACGGTGCCGGCACCCGCGACCATTCGCGCACCCAGGAAGGTGTCGGTGGTCTTCTTCAGCTGGTACGCCGCACGAGCCGCGCCCTGCTTGAGGAGTGCACCGCCGGCCTTGGCCTGACGCTTGTCGACGTCATCCACCTCGATGGCGTAGTACTTCGACTGGTCGATGACCAGGGTCTGGTCCGTGGTCGAGAGGGTGTCAGGGTTGATGACCGTGACGTTCTTGACGTAGTCGCGGATGGTCGGGTCGGCGATGGTGCCGACGTGCACCGTGTCGCCCGCCTCGGCGATATCGCCCTCATAGTTGGTGTTCACCGCGTCGCCCAGAACCAGGGTCTTGTTGATCGCGGTGATGAGGTTGGCGTTCCAGACCTCGGGAATGAAGGTATCGACAGCCATGATTGGCTACCTCTCTGTTAGGTGATGGTGTGGGTCTTGCGCTGTCTAGCCGCCGAGCAGGTCCTTGAGGAGACCCTTCTCCTGGGCCTTGACGATCTCGTCGGGCGACATCTTCTTGAGATCCGCCCGAGTGAGCTGAGTTCCTGCGGGCTTGCCGTCGAGAGGAGCAGCACCCTTGGGTGTACCCGCGCTCTTCTTGCTGCCCTTGGACTCAGCGGTAACGAGAGCCTTCACCTTGTCGGAGTAGTTCGCGTCGTCCATGTCCAGCTCCTTGAGCTTGTTCATGAACTTGCGCGAATCCATCAGGTCGTCGCCGTCCACACCCAACTTGGCTGCGTGACGGAGGACCATGTTCTCCCGCTTGGTGTCGGCCCGATCGGTGTCCGCCTCGGACAGCTTCTCCTGGAGTTCCTCCGGGGAAAGCTTGGAGTCCTTGCTCAGACCGAGTGCCTTCTTGATGGCCTCGAGCTGCTTGGCGGTTGCCTTCTTCTCGTTCTCGTGACGCCGAGCCTGAGCCTTCCAGTCGGTGTCGTCGCCCTTCGGCTTGGAACCGGCCTTGTCGCCCTCGTCAGCGCCTCCGTCGTCAGTGCCCTGGTCGTTGTCGCCATCCTCGCCATTCGGCTCGCCAGCGTCGCCCTCAGGCTCCTCGTTCTCGCCCTCCTCGGTCGTGATGCCGACACCGTTACCGGCGCCGATGAGAAGGTGGAACTTTTCCTGCTCGGTCATTGTGTTCTCCCATGCGGGTCTGGCCCACCACCATGCGGTGAAGTGGGCTCTGGTTTCTCCACACCACCATGCGGCGGCGGGAAGCTTAGTGGTTGGCCTTGCGCGCAGTGAGCGCAGCGATGATGTAGGCCAGCAGATCCTGGTCGGGGGTGTAAGGCTTCTCACCCGGCGCAGGCGGATAGTCGTACGCAGGCAGCAGATCGGGTGGCACAGCGTCCGCCTCATCCGGGGACAGCCAACGCAGTCCGGGAATCTCAGACATTCTGTGCCACCACCTCTGCTATGACGCGCCACTGGTGCGTGCCTTCGCCTACGTACGGGACAACGTCAATGATACGGTACTCGATATCTCTACCGAGGACCAGCTCATTCGTCTCTTCGCCTGCGGCCAGCTTAGCGATACGCTGCTTAGGCGTCATGCCTTCCTGACCGCCGACGTAGTACGCCTTCGTGCCCGGGGGGACATGCAGCTCCAGCTTAATCGCGCCGCCGTAGGTGTCCTCCTTGAGTGCGCCTGACGTCCAGCCCTTCTGATTGACCGTCTTGCCGATCATCTCGTGAGGTGCAGCGAACTTCGGCAGGCCCAACTCGTCAGCGTACGTGCCGCGGTTGACGGTGAGCCATTCCTCAGTCCGTGGTGCCTCATCGAGCACACGGTCGATCTCGTCGAAGTACGCAGGCTTCTCACCCTTGCCCGTGCGAGCGTACGCGTTGAGCTTCTGAAAGGACGGCGACGTGTAGTCGTACAGCGCGTCACCATCGGCCTTCGGCAGCTTACTACGATCGCTCTCCCAGTGGCTCATGCCATAGGTCTGACCATCGGCGTCCGAGAAGGCGTGCGGGTTGGTCTTGCTACCCACACCTCCCGAGCGCACGAACGGCACATGGCCATCGGGCAGGTTCGCCTGGTGCACCTCGAGCAGCGCCTTGTTGCGCGCTTCCTCCCAGCCGGGTGCATCCTGCCAAAGGATACGGCCACCGCGTGAGGATTCCTTGGTGACCACCACGTCGTACTTCGCTTCGAGGCGCTCGAGGATGCTGCGGTTCAACGGACCCGCCTGCGTCATCATGTCGAGCTTGCGCGCCTTGAAGACCTTGTCCAGGAAGACCGTTCGCTGGCCCTCCTTGTTCTGAGCGAAGAACGTTGCAGCCACGTCGGTGAACTCGTCGTCGCTCAGGCTCTTCAGGTACTTGGCGTCCATCACGTCGACGGGCTTGGCAGCCTTCGCCTTCGCAGGGGCACGCTTCTTGGGTGCAGCCTTCGGAGTGGGCTTAGGCTTAGGCGTTGTGTCAATCACCCTCGAGGCATCTCCCTTGCCGAACGCGCCGGTGATGCGCTCACGGTCAGGCTGACGCTTGGCCGAGGTGTTCAGCACGTGATCCCGGATCTGCCCCTGCTTGGCACGGATCGCTGCACGAATGTCCTTCGCCTGCGTGTCATCGAGCGCGACGGACTCCAGCTTCCTCAGCCCGCGGATATCCCGCTCAAGCTTCCTCAGCTTCTGCCTGTCCTTGTCGCCCTGCGGATCGGCGGTCTCACCGAACCCGCGGGTTACGCCGGGGACATACGCGCCGAAGGTGTGCCGGCAGTTGGGATGGAACAGGCCCTTGCTACGCGCCTCAGCCAGTGAACCAAAGACCTCGACCTCAACCGTCCCACCGCCCTTCGCATTCGGTACCTCGATCGTGCCGCGCACATCGCCCTTCAGCGATAGCACCTTGCCTTCGAACGGGCGGCACATCTTGCATTCCTGCGTGTGGTCGGACACCATCACCAGGTCTACATGGCTCTTCTCGAGCCGGTTCGCGTGACCCTGCAGCGTCGCATTCATCAGCGACGTCCGCATGGCCATGTCCACGTAGGAGGAGATCTGGTAGCGACGACCACCTTGGGTCATCACCGAGATGCCTTCCTGCGCAAACCGATTCAGCGCGCGCTGGGCGGCGACCTTGCGAGTCTCCACACCCAGCAGCGGCGCGTTCATGGTCTCGAGGATGATGCGCCGGTACGCGTCCTCCGACGAGCGGAGAATCTGGAAGTGCGTCTCGGCGATCCTCCCGAGTGTTGCCTCAGCCGCGAGGGCTGCGACGTTCTGCGTTGCGATGCTCAGAGCACCCTGTGCGGCGGGCCTCAGGGCCTCACCTAGTTCTGCTGCCGCGGAGGCATCGCCGTACTGCACTGCGGTTTTGACCGCGTCCTTTACGTGGTGTGCAGCCTCTGCGCTTGCCTGGGAGACGATGACCTCCGCGGCCTCCCGGTACGCCTGAACCGACGCGAGCTGGTTGGTCATCCACTCCGGGGCTGCAAGACCGCGCTTCACGAGCTGCGCAATCTTCTCCATCAGGAGGGTCTCTACTCGGGCGTACACATCTACAGCCCCGCTTGCTAGATCCTCTGAGTACCCCGGTGTGGTCGCCATTACTCCTCGCTCGTGTCGTCCCCGGCGTTCGGGGGTTCGGGTGCGTCAGCGGCGTCGTCAGCGCCTCCCGATTCACCTTCCGCGAACGGATCGGCGATAACGGGCATCGCGGCCTGCTTCTCGGCCTTGATGAGCTCGACTTCCTGCTTGACCTGCTTGTCATCCCACTCGTCGTGGAACATCCGGACCTTGGTCTCGAGGGATGCAGCACCCGCCTGCTCGAGGAGCGTGATGGTGCGCGCCTTCTCCTCGTCGGACACCTGCACCGTGTCAGGCCAAAGCACCTGAAGCGGTTCCTCGAGGAATGCGCCCGTCGCGGGGAACTGGAAGGCATCCACACGAACGAGGGCCGTGCAGATGGCCGACAGCTCAGGCTCCCAGAGGCGACGCTTGGCCATGGTCGTGGTGATCGTGTCCCGTGTCTGGGCGTTGATCTCCGTTGCGGTGGTAGCCACCGAGTCGACAATGCCGAACGTCATGGGCGAGATGCCCACCCGACGCAGGACCTCCTTGAGCAGCGCCTCGATGATCGTCAGGTGCGCGCCCTCACGGATCTCGAACTGGAAGTGCTCGATGACGGGCTTGCCGTCCGAGTCGATAGCTTCAGCAACCGGCGAGAAGAACTCCCTGTCCGCATCGAACCCTGTGCCCTTGCCCGCGCCCATGACCTCGAGCAGGTTCTCGGACACAACCATCCGGCCCTTGCCCTGGCGCACATCGCGCATCAGCGAAGTCCAGACCTCGTCGATCGCAGCCAAGAGCGGGATGCAGTCGCGCGAGATGTCCGAGTGACCCAGCATCTTCAGCTGTGAGCTGTGACGCCATGCCGGGTTGGGACGGCGGTTAGGCACGTACACCGCGGCGAGATCCTCAGGCGCACCCGTCGGGATGCGTCCGTAGGCGTCAATGCCCGAGATGAGTTCGCCCTCTTCATCGACCTCCGCGAACCCGGCAGTAGCCGAGTGATCGGTCAGCGGCTGTACCTCACCGATGTTGTCCGTGCTGCCCTTGTACAAGGCGTGCTGAATGGCGCCCTTCTCGTACCGCTGAAGGTGACGCCATACAACGTCGCCCTTCTCCTCGGGGTACTCATTCCAGAAGGTCACCGCAATCAGGTGGCCCCAGAGGAACTCCGGGATAGCGCGGTCAGCATCGACGTAATCGAGCCATGCCTGGTCTGGGCGTGCTTCCTTGTCCCACACCACACGGATGAAGGCACCGCCGAGGGCGCATGCTCCTTCAGCCGCGATCAGCAGCTCGGACTGAGTGCGCGGGTTGTTGATGAGCAGATCCACCCGGTCCTGTGCCTGGATGCCCGCATCGTCCTCGACGGTTACCTCGACCTCGATGCCGTCCTCGTTGACCTCGGTCTCAGACTGCTTCGGCACGGCGATCAGCGGGGGGTACGCGAACAGGCACCCGGCACCGACGCGGAACACATCGCCGGCTACCGGGAGGTGAATGCGCTGGGACGACACGACCGGTTCCTTGGGGTTGCCGGTGAAGGACTCCCAGGCGTCCTGTACGCGCCCAACGATGCCGCGACGTGTCAATGATTGACCGCGCGTGTAGTAGTTCTGCAGCGTTGCGCTGGTGCCCTCCCACCACATCTGCCATTCGGCGATATCGCGGAAGGCTACGTCGAACGGCTTCGGGGGCCATTCACTGCCGTTCTTGGGTAGTGCCATTATGCTGCCTCCTTCACTCGTTCGTTGATGTGTTGCGGCGGTGGGAGTGTCAGGATGAACTTCCACAGCGTACGCGATGAGTAGACGGCGTAACGCAGTGCATCGCAGAAGTGATCGTTCTGCTTGATGACCTTGTCTTCTCCCTTGATCGTTGCCTTGGGATCCCAGCTGTAGCCAGGTAGCTCATCCCTCAGCTCAGCGCATGACACGTGGATACGCAGGCGACCAGCCTTGAGCAGCGATGCCACCAGGCGGATGCCGTTGTCCACGTCATGGTTCGCGTTCTTCAGGCCCCGGAACCCGTCGACGTGCAGCTGCCGCTTGAGCGATGCAGCCGCGGGGTCAACGAAGATGTAGTCAGGGGCCCGGAGACCTTCCATGTGCTTGCGCAGTGCGGCAGTCAGCTCACCATCGGTGGACCCCTTGGTAGGAGCCCATTCGTGGTAGGCATAGAGCACATTGTCCACACCGAGGCCGAGGATGATGCCGGCAGTGGCGTTAGACGTACCGTAGTCAATGCCCTGCGCGAGTACACGCTTCATCTCGGGCAGCTCATGCACGACGTGGATGTCCTCGTCCCACATATCGTAGACAGCGCCCTCCGCAGCAACCCAGTGCCCGAGGATGAACCGCCTGTACCAGAGGCCCGTGTACTCGGCCTCCAGCGAATCGACGTAGTCCTTCGGCAGGTGCGGGTTGTCGCGCAAGATGAACGTCATGCGGGACCAGTTGACTACCTTGCCCTTACGCGTCCTGGTACCCAGTGCCTGCCGAGTCACCGACCCATCGCCATGCAGATGCACGGCCACCCGGTCGAGCAGCTTCTTCAGCCAGTGCGACGGGTTGTCAGGGTTAGTGGTCCCGAAGAACTGGGAGCCGTAGATGGACAGGCGCGACATGAGCATGGTGAAGTAGGACTCAGGCCAGATCGAGATCTCATCGCCATATGCGCCGGCGAGGGTGAGGCCACGGATCTTCTCCTGTGCCGCTTCATCGTTCGCACCAGCCACGTACACGATGCGCCCGAGGACATGTAGCTCGCCCTTGCCCGCGATGTACACGCAGCGCTTAGGGCCCAGCATCTGCACCATCACGTCGATGATGTTCCGCTTGAGCGTGCGCTCGGTCTTGCCCGTCATCAGGAGGTTGCCCTCCGGGGCCTGCTTGATGTACTGGATCCAGCGCAGGATGGACACGATGGTCTTGCCCGATCGAACAGCGCCCTCCCAGATGTTGACGCGCATGGTCGACAGTTTGTAGGACTTGCGCTGCTTACGCGTCAGGGTCTTAGTCGCCATCGTCCAGCTCCTCGACCTCGAGCTCCTCGCCAAGGATATCGTCCGGGTCAAGGTTGGGCTCATCACCGTCAACCACACCCGCAAGCCAACGGTCAACGTCGCTGTAGTCGTCCTCACGGTTGCCCGCATCGAGGCCGATGTAGTTCGCACGTCGCGTCATCACGCGGAGGATAGGATCGGCCAGCGCCAGGTCCCCGTTGTCGAAGCCCTCGGTCAATCCCTTCTGCAGGTGATCGAGGCGCATCATCTCGAGATCGAGCAGCTCCTTGGCTTCCTCACGCCCGTTCTCCCGGAGGTGGCGGCGAATGTCAGCGCGCACACCTGCAACTGATGCGTACCCGAGGTCATCCTTGATCTCTTCGTTGCTGTACCCCTCAGCGCGCAGCTTCGTAGCCTCAGCGCGTCGCAGTGCAGCCTTGGTGGCTATCGCCGATGGCTTTCTGCTCACCCCCTCACCTCCTCAGGCATCTACCAGGAAACCCGCCTCACGAATAGCGAGACGGGCTCCTGCTTGGTCAATCTAGCACATCAAACACCATCAGCGACCTTGTGTCAACACAAACGCCGAGGTCACTGCCGTTGAGGGCCTATGAGCTGGCGGAATGCTTCTCGATTCGCCTCGGTGATCGGCCATCGAACGGGTTGAGGAGGGAACAAAGACCGCGGTGTCCAAGGTTCGGTGTAGGCTCGTTGAGCGCGATAGAAGGCCTCGATCAGTTCATCCTTCGGGACCTTCGTGATCCACTCAGCACGCACCTTGACGATCTCACCACACGGATGGCGTGTCTCGGTGATCCGAGGCTCGGTCACGTCAGGACCACCCAAGCGATCCCACACCCGATGAGCAGGGCGACAGCGAGCAGGCCCATCATCACCTGAAAGGTTGTGATCGGTTCCGGGTAGAAGATGTCCTGCTCAGAGAGAGGCAGAGGTCCACCGGGTACGCCCAACCAGGGGTCTTCGTCGCGCATGACGGCAACCGGACTCGCACCAGCAGCAGGCTCGAAGAATTCCTCAGGCCAGACGTACGGCTTCTCGGTCTTGTCAGCCAAGAACTGAGCCATCGAGAAGCCCTCCTTACCTTCGCCAGTGCTCACTACGTGAGGCTCCGGTGCTTCAGCTCCCTTCCAAAGCTCATCGAAAGACTTCATCCGCGACTCCCGAAGCTCAGCCTCCTGAGTGATCCGAGCCCATTCACCTCCGGTCTGAACGTCACGGAAGATCGGCGCCTCCATGTGCTCGTCCAGAGGATCGCCGGTCTCGGCAACGGCGTGCCCGAGCTGATCACGATGATGATGCAGGCGCTCCTTGAGCGGATCCTCATCGAGCAGCGCCGAGATGTCACCGTTCGCCGGCAGCGCAGTAGGCACCAGCTGAGGCTTGCACTCCTCGCACTCGCAGCGAGCGGTGTGCTGGAGCCACATCGGGCAGTCGCAGTTCTTGGAGAAGTGTGCATGCTCAGTCATAACTAAACCTCTTCCTTCCAGGTCTCGCCCTCGGCGAGCTTCAGCTTGTCAAGCGGAACTTCCAGCCACAACCGACCCGTCTGTCCATGGGCCCTCACTCGCCACGTCACACCGATACGACGCAGGTACTCCCTCAGGTTCTCGACCTGGCGCAGATCCTCACCCGCGAAGACCTCCTCCTTGGTCAGGCTCGGATCAAGCAGCTTCTCGACAACGGAGGTCCCGGGGCGGGGTTCGTCCCCCCCAAGGGCTTCCAAGAAGCGTGCCTCATGTCGTCGCTCACTGTGTGCCATCTTCGTCCTTCACTCGTGCCAACGATTCGCGTTCAACACCTCGTGCGTTCGGTGCATGAGGAGACAATAACGTAGCAAGAGCAACTGCGAGCCCTCTCACCTTCCCGCGCGCCGTAGCCCTCTGCGGGTCTCCCTTGCCCCAGCCCTCATCGACCATGCCCTGCCAGTCCCGCATGGCGTCATCGAGCTGGTCCTGCACCATCTGCTTGATCGTTCGCCCATCCCCCCCGGGATGCGAGGACGCACGAACACGCTCCACCTTGCGAGCCAGCCGCTTCTCAGCAGCCCCCGCCCTACGTCCCCGCGTCCCGCTCATCTAGCTGGCCCTCCCGTTGCGTGCTCGACGAGCATTGCGATCGGTGCATGCCCAAGCCCTACAATCCCCACACCGGCATCCCCAGTACTGGTACCCCGTCGCGCATCCGTGTGGGCATCCCGAGCCAGCCCCGTGCACCAGGTGACCATGGTTGTCCATCACCCGAGCAGCATGCTTGTCCCGCTTGCGGTCCGCAGTCGTACGTTGAGCCCCACTGCTGGACGGAATCACGATCGGGGCCGTGGGCCCTACACCCGCGCCCTCATCGAGGATCCGTTGCGCTATTGCCGACAACACGACCGGTTCGCGCGCATTCACAGGCTCGTTAGAGGCGTCCAGTTTCATCTGTAAGCGACATGAACGGCACACACCGCATATGCACTCATCGCCAACCGTACGGACGCTGCCACCGCCATGTCCGAACGTCGCGGGCAACTTCGAAGTCGAGTAGTGTCCTGTAAGTTTCACTTCCACCCCTTTCGGTATCGCTGAGCAACCTCGCTGGTCGCCTTCGCGGCCTGCTCGATCAAGGCCTCGACGCTCTGATCGGTGCCCGCTTCGAAGTTCAACGGGACCATGCGACGCTGACCCATCTCCGTCCCGTCATCGAACGTAACCAAAACCTTTACCTTGACTGGTCTCATGACTGCTTCCTCCCACACCAAGCGCAGTGGATCCATCCAGATTCAATGAACTTCTTGCACACCGTGCAGCGGAGCATCGAGACACCTGTCTCCCAGTTCTGCAGCTCACGTGCCAGTGCCCTCAGCTTGCGATCGAACTTCTTCCGAGCGTGGTGCGCCCGTTCATTCCTGATCCCGCCATCCCCGACGACCCATGAGTCCCGCAGCTGCTGCTTCGGTGCGTCGGACAGGTTGGCGAGCTGCGACGAGTACCCCTTGCCCTCACCGAACACAGCAGCCACAAGTCGGTCGTACGCCATCACGAACGTCTGCGGCAGGTATCCCCGTGCTTCACGATCAAGTCGACGCTGCTCGTCGTGCAGCTGCTGGAGCACTCCCGCGAGACGACGACGCTCAGCCTCGGTGTACTCGATCGAGGGACCCGTCCCGACCATGTACTCATCCGGATCACTCACCCTCGAACTCCGATCCCGTTTCCGTCGCACGCTGAGCGGCGTACGTCATCGCGTCTTCGTGCTCATCCTTGGCGAAGATCTTTCCTTCACCGAGATACGGATTGGCGGCGATCCACCACGCAGCCTCGTTCTCGGAAGTGTCGATCTTCTTCACGAACCACTTGTCCGGCAGTCGTACCTGTTCCACACCCATGAGATCTCCTTTGTTCGGTCACACCATCATATCGGTTCGGGACCGGTGCGCAGCGATGCGTCGGAGACGCGAAAGCAATGCGCGACCGGATCCCCACCCCAAGTACTTATTTACTATCTCTCTCTATGTGCAATGATGATGTGTTTCTTAAAAACACTCATCTTGCACACGATCACCAGCGCGCGTGATCCCGCGCACGAGGAAGAGTTACGGCCTTCCCCCGCGTATGTCCTTCAGGGCAGTGGTGACCCGTCCCTTGGTGATGTTCAACTCCTTGGCGATAGCGAACGGGGTGGTGACCCCCTCATCCATCGCCTCCTTGACAGCTTTACGTACCCGCCTTGAGATGATGGCCCGCTGGTCGAACACGGTGAGCCCACGACCGGTGAGGTCTTCGTCAATCGGTCCGTCGGGATAGGTGAACACATCGACCGCGGCGGATTCGCGCTTCTTACCCGTCGGCGTACGGTTCCCCCGTCCCATGTCGGCACGTGTTACCTCACCCGTCCCGGATTCCTCCTTGAGCACCTCACGAGGCAACCAGAGCGGGCGCTCACCCTGCTCAACGTTGAGTGAGTCCAGTGAGATGTGAGTGGTGCGGTTGGCGCCGAACTTGGTCTCAATCTCGACCTTCAGCTCATTGCCCTCGCGGGAGTGAACGTAGATGCCACAGTCAGCCCATGCGTGGATCTGTCCGCTGCCGGCCATGTTCATCGCGCCGCGGTTGTTCTGTCCGCCCTTCGTGTTGTGGTGCACGAGGACGATGGCGCACTTGTTGGCACGGCTGATGACCTTCAGCGGATCGAGCATCATCGACTTGATCTCACGAGCGTTGTCTGTGTCGATACCCCCGGAGACGGTCATCAACGTATCCATGACCACCAGCCCAATGTCGTGTGTGGTGACCATCTCAGCGAGCCAGGCCTGCCAACCGGTATCGGACGCTATGAAGCCTGATTGCACTTGCACCGACAACATATGCGGCGTGACGATTGCAGGCTCCCACGTGACCTGTGAGGCATCGTTAAGGCGCATCACACCATCCCAGTGATACCGGTCGTCCTGCGAATCGACGATGATGCCCAATCGCTGCTTGACCGTAGCCGCGTCGTCCTCCTGCTGGATGTAGAGCACATTCCTCGAGCGAGTGACGCTGTGACCCCAGTAGTCGGTGCGTGTGGAGACGGAGAAGGCCATGTGCAGGGCGAGCCATGACTTCATCGACTTCGGCGCCCCGGCGATGAATCCCACACCGTTCTCGGACCAGATGTCACGAATCATCCACTTGGTGCGAGGGACCTTGAGGAAGGAGTCATCGGACTGGAAGCCCACCAGGCCTTCGGGCTTCGGAGTGTCGTCCACTTCTTCGAGCTCGAGCACGGCGGCGTCTTTGTTCTTGTCGACCTGGGCGAGTGCCTTCGCTGCCTCGGTCATCAAGCGCTTGAGCTCATCCTGTCGGCCGTCGAACTTGTTCCACACGGTGGGGCGCACGATAGCGACGATCTCCGCGAGTGAGCACCCGTGATCAGCCAGCTCCCTCGAGATCTGCCACGACGTGCCCGACCGATCGAGTCCGCCCGTATCCTTCATCCGCATGAACTCACGGACGGAGCGGGACACCTTCAGGCGCACCTTCGCCCAGACAGCATGCCTGTCCACCTCGGCGATAATGTCCTCGCTGAGTGAGTCCACATCGACGGTGTGAATCTGCGCCACTTCAGGCAGTGCCTCAAAGGCGTCCCAGGTGTGGATCTCCCTGTCAGCCCACAAGACCTTTCCGCGGCATCCCTCAGGCTTGTCCGGCTTGTTGTTCGCAGAGCCCGGTACGCGCAGGAGCTGCGTCGTGTCCCAGCCCGACGGATCGGCACCGAGGTAGATCGAGAGGCGGTGGTTCTCCATGCCCTGCTCGGTGACGTCGGGGCGGTCCTCGGTCATCGACCACACCGCAGCGTATCGGCCAGGCGACGTCTCCCAGGCGTACGTCGGCTTCAGGTGTTCTTCAATCTGGCGGGGGTCCGCCTCGTCGAGGTCAGCCCACAGACGGTTGCCCTTCATCGCGAGGTCCGACCGACGTCCCTTGCCCGAGAACATCATCGGCGCGAAGTACAGGTCATCGTCCGCGTGCTTCGTCAGGTGGTCGAGCACCTTCGCACGGTCCGCGGGCCAGTGAAACGCGGTGCCCTCACGCCATGACGATTTGCGTGCTGACGTGCGAGCAGCCTTCGCGTCGATCCAAGGCAGGAAGACGTACCCAGTCTCGCCCCGTCCCCAAATCTTGGTGAGCAGCCGGAGCTGTTCCTGAGGTCTCATCCGATCTCCTTATGTCGTATCATCGAGGGCATGACCACATCACTGAGGTACCCGCCCACGTTGTCATCGTTGCTTGATCACGAGGACTACCATACATACTTCCGGAAGAACACGAAGTTGCTCCCGTCGATCTCACCGAACCCGCCCTGGCAGATCATGGCCGAGACCCTCGAAGGTAAGTGGAAGCGCGCCAGGCGTATGACGTTCGCCGAGGCCTCTACCCTGGTGGATTCGCTGCTGGACCAACCTGACGTGTACCGTGACGTGGCGATCATATCGCGTAGACGAATTTTCAAGGTGCCTTCGTTCGGTCACGAGTTGATGCAGCCCGGAGAGGAATGGTGCGGACGATGCAGGAGGCCTACCCTCTTCCTGCCTTACGGCCGCAAGCATCCCGCGCTGGCCGACGCTGCGTGTATCGTTGAAGGCGTACACCGCTGCTACTTTTGCGGTGCCCAGGAAGGAATAGCTCAGTCATGGACCAGGACGTAGGACTCATGCAGGATAACCTGAAGTACCTCGAGGCTCTCTATGAGATCGCCCTGTCGTCGGAAGAAGCGGAAGTGGTCCGAGTGGCCATGGCCGCTCTCACGTCGACGCAGGCAGGTCTCGCATTCCTCGCGGTCAACCCGATCAAGCTGTGAGGTAAGGTGAAGTATAAATGGAAGACGAAGCCCTACAAGCATCAAGTCAAGGCTATTCGGAAACTGCTGCGGAACGGCTACGGCGGAGCCTTGTTGATGGAACCAAGGACCGGAAAGACCAAGACCGCGATCGACTACCTGAGCATCTTGGCTATGGCTGGGAAGATCGACCGAGTGGTCATTGTTGCTCCTGCACGTGTGCTCGATGTGTGGGTGCAGGAGTTCCACGTCCACTGCCCCCTGCTGCACACTGTCACTGTGTGGGACAAGAAAGCTCGCAGGCAGCCGTTGCCACCTTGCAATCCAGTTTTCAAGCTCTCGGTCTTGCTTGTGAACTACGAAGCATTTGGAGTGCCTGGCAAGAAGCTTGCATCTGGGCGCAGGAGCAAGGCATCGGGGCGCTTTGCTACCCGAGCGGCGATCAAGAAGTGGCTTGGCGATTCACCGGCGGCGTGTGTGCTCGACGAGTCGCACAAGATCAAATCGCCGTCGGGCCGTGTGAGCTCCATGATTGTGTCCATGGCTCCGTTCTTCCAGTACCGCCTGATCCTGACTGGTACGCCCGTCACGAAGGCGAAGCGGATCTTTGACATCTACATGCAGTGGCGGTTCCTTAACCCTGACCGGTTCGCGCACCTTCCCACAGCTGCTGACTTCAAGAACCACTATGGGCAGTGGACGAATCGCAACGGCTACGAGCAGTTCCTTCGTGAGCAGAACACCGAGGAGCTGCGTGAGCTCATTCATGAGGACGCCTTCTCGATCACGCGCGCCGAGTGCTACGACCTTCCGCCCAAGACAGTGGTTGTGAAGCGCATCCCCCTCGATCCCGCAACCGGACGCGCCTACGACGAGCTCGCCAAGGAGATGATCGCTCGCATCGAGTCCGTCGACACCGACGGGCTGGAGGACGACATTGAGACGGCCAGCAAGGACGCTGAGGACGCGCCTAAGGGCTCACACATGGCGGAAGCATCAATCGCCCTCGTGTTGACGTTGAGGCTCTCACAGATCACGTCAGGGCACATCAAGACGATTGAGGACAAAGTGGTGCGTGTCGGCAACGAGAAGCTCCGTGAGGTGGAGGCGATCATTGACGACGCGATCGAGAACGATGAGAAGGTGGTCATCTGTGCCCGCTTCCGCCCCGACCTCGACGCCATCGCTCAGCTGTGCGCCAAGAAGTTCGTCCCCGTGATGCAGGTCCGAGGAGGACTGTCACGTCACGAGGTCACTCAGAACATCGCCGACTTCAAGGAGACGGAAGGCGTCGCTGTCTGCGTGCTTAACCCTCGCGCCGGCGGTGTGGGGATTGACCTGTCCTCCGCAGCACACATGGTCTGGTACTCGCTGACTCCTTCCTGGGTCGACTACAGTCAGTGCTGCGACCGTATCGCGCTGTCCCCTGAGGCGACCACCTACACGTATCTCCTGGCGGAGAACACTGTCGATGAGATCCTGTACGATACGCTGCAAGGCGATGGCGACGTTGCCCGCGCTGTTGTCTCCGACCCGAGAAAGGTACTTCGATGAACCTCCTGGCTGTTCTCGCTCTACTGTTCACTCCCCCCGCGGCGGCCGAGCCCGTCTACTCCACACCCACGATGAAGTGCGAACTGACGATGGAGGCCCGTGCTCGCCTGGGCGTCCCCGCTGACTTCGTCGGACCTGTCGCCGTGCGGTGCACGCGATGATCATTCTCGAGGGCCCCGATGGCTCTGGCAAGACGACGCTGATGCAGGAGCTCGTGATGGATCACGGGTTCAAGCAGAGGCCTCGCTTCTCCACTCACTCGGGCCCGCTCGACAACCTCTACCGCCGTGTCTACCAGGACCTTGAGAAGGTGATGAGCGGCACTGAGGAGTGCGGCGTCTACGATCGTCACTCGCTCATGTCTGAGTACATCTACGGGCAGATCAGGCCCGATAGCGAGATCAACCCCGACTTTCTCTGGCCTGGTGCCGCGGACATGGTGCGAGCGCTCTCGTCTCGATGCCTGCTCGTGCTGTGTCTGCCGCCTCTGCACGTCGTCACTGAGAACGTGCTGAAGGAGGACACGGAGCAGATGGTGGGTGTCCGTGAGAACATCTTCCGCATGTACCAGGCCTATCAGGTGATGCGGATCTTCTGGCCCTCGCAGAACCGCCTCATCACGTACGATTACACCTCCGACCTTTCCCGACGAACCGCGATCTCCCGGATCAACCTTCACCGCGCAGAATGGAACAAGCACAATGGCTGATGAGCACCAGATTCCTTGGACCCCCACACC